TCATCGTATTTAATAGTAGCACCAACACCATAAGTATTTTGTGTTGATGGTAGAGGAGTTCCCCATTTATTTCTACTTCCAATAGGAGTTTTAGCTATAACACTTTGATTTAAAATTAGAATATTATTTTCGTAAGTAAGTATTCTTGCACCGTTTTCTGCACGAATAAAACAATAAAAATTATAACTTCCAATATTAATAGGGAATTGTGAAGTTGAAGAATAACTTCCACTTCCTGCTTGAAATAATTTGATATTATTTGCAGTTCCACCTGATGCTACTGCTAAATCAAAATTACTCATATCTGTTTCTCCAACCCTTAAAACCCAATAATTTGCACCTGCAGGAATATTTCCAAAATTAATCCAAGAACATAATGTAACATTATTAGAACTTAAACTTGTATCAGCTCTAATTTGTCTTATGTTTGGACTTGTAGTTCCACTTCCTAAACTATCTCTCCCATTTCCAATTTTCCCAGTAACAAGGTTTCCAGTAAGAGAAGTAGTATTATATAATCCTAAACTATCAGTTCCATCAACATCAAAAGTATAATATTGAACTAAATTTGTTGTTAAACTAGCATTCACACTCATTAAAGATAAAACTAACATTAACCCTAAAATTAATATTTTATTTATCTTTTTCATACTTTATTTATTCCTTTATTAAAATTTTTACTTAAATTTCTCTAAGTTAAATCTTTTTGTGGAATTATTACCCATAATCCTACTTGTTTTTTCTCCAAAGTTAAATCCTCTTGAAGTTCCAAAACCACTATTATTTCCTTTTACGTTTTTTATAGCATTGCTTCCAAATTGTTTTCCATTTTCCGCAAGCTTTGTTCCAATTTTAGCAAATCCTACTTTTAATTTTTCACTAAAATCTTTTGAAGGTTCTTTATTTAATTCATTTAATTGACTTTCCTTATACTCTTCTATAAACTTTTTTTTAAATTCTTTAAATACATCTTTATCTACTTGTGCTTTTAATTCCTCTAACTCTTTTTTTTGTTTTTCATTTAATTTCATTTTTATAACCTTTTAATTTTTTCTAAACTATTAACTGAATAACTTGTTAACTTATTATCAATTGATTTATTATAAACAATTTTACTTTGAATTGATTTAATTTTATTTTTAATTTTATCTTTAGAACTAATATCCACTCTTCTTGAACCAATATTATTTATCACTCCATGAATTTTAGAACTAAAAACTTCTCTTGTTACTTTAGCATTTGGAACTAAAACTGATTTAACATTATCCAAAATGTTTAATGCATTTTGCTTTGAATTAAACGTATAATTAACATTTCCATTAATATTTACTTTTAAATTATTTATATCTGATATAATTGATTTAACCATTTTTCTATCTTATAATATATAATATATTTAATCATTTAAATATATTATTGTTCATTTTTACTGATTTGGAAGTTGTTTTGACCTATTTATTAATGTTTCAATTATCCAATATAATAATATTAATGCTAATATAAAAAAAGGAATAAACTTAAAAAAAGATAAATACTCATTATTTTGTGTTTGTATTAAAACTTTATTTGGATCTGAATCACTTACTAAATTATCTGCCGCAGGAACTAGATATCCTTCAATTGCCTGATCATATACTATATATAAAGCAACCATCGCAAATAAAAAAATTAATCCATAAATAAATACATAAGCTAAAACTCCTTTTTTATTCATCATTGTCTAAACCTCTCAACATTAGTTTCTCTTCTTAATAATAACATAAACATATACAATACATCAATAAAATATAAAATATAAAATACATATTTATATTTAGTATTGTAATCATTGATTCCATTAACTGCTGAAGTATCTCCTGCAGATAAATTACTAAATAAAGGAACTAAATGACCACCATAAACATTATTAAATATAATAAAAATGAATGTTAAAAAAAATAAAAAAGTTATTGCAAATAACCATTGCTTTCCAACATTTCCTTTTTTATTATTTCTTAATTTCATTCTTATATAAATATATAATTTTTAATGTTTTTTATAAAACTTTTTGTTTGAAGAAGATTTGCTTCCAAATTTACTTAAGAATGATGGACCTAATTTTTTACTTGAATCAATTTTTAATTCATGATTAAATTTTTTTGACCATTCATTATTAGTATGATTAAATTTCTTTTTTCCAATTCCTGTGATTCCATTTCCTATTTTATCATCTAAATCTTTTAAATCCTTACTTTCTTTCACAATATATGCTTTTTCTAATGTTTTCATTTTTTAATACCAAATAAATCTGCAATTTGATTTATCTTAACTCCTCCAATAGTAAATAAATTTTTATTAAATGTATTTGAACCTTTATTTATATTTCCAGGAATTATTGAAGGTTTTTGAAATGTAACCACTGGAATTTGTGTTTGAACTTTTGACTGAGTTTTTGATTGAGTTTGAGTTTGAGTTTGTGGTTGTGAAGGAACTTGCGTTTCTGATTGAGTTTGAGTTTGTGGTTGAGATTGAACTTCAGTTTGAGTTTGTGGTTGTGAAGGAACTTCAGGTTGAGATTGAACTTCAGTTTGAGTTTGTGTTTGTGGTTGAGATTGAACTTCAGTTTGAGTTTGTGGTTGTGTATATGAGGAAGTTTGGACTTGGGTTTCTGATTGAACTTGTGATTGAGTAGGAACTTGTGTAAATGTTCTTATTTTAAATTTATTACTTTCAGCAGGTGATAAATATTTAAATGAATTTCCTTTTTTTGCTAAACTTGGTTCACCTGGAATAAATTTAGAATATCTTTTTGGAAATAATTTACTTATACTTTTTTTACCTGCTTCACCTATTATTTCTGTTGGGTCTAAAGCGTAACTTAATCCAACTGTTCCTTTCTCTCTAAATTTGCCAGCTGTTTTTGATAATATATTTTTTTTCAAAATTTGTTTTTCAACATTTGAACCTATAGCACCTGCAATTCCATAAGAAATTCCAGCAGTAGAAGCTCCACCTAAAGCAGTTCCACTTAAAACATCAGAAGATTTTATTTTTCCTGACCTTGATTGTTCTTGAAAAGCTGTTGTTGTTCCACCTTCAATTGCTCCAAATCTTCCTGTAGCTACTGCTAATTTGTTTTGAAAATCAGTTTTTATAAATGGAGTATTTGATTTAGCTAAATCAGCGAATGTATTTCCAACATTTTTAGTTGCTAAAATTTCAATTGTTGTAGGAACAGCTATAACATCTGTTCCAATTTCAGTTCCACCTAATATATAACCTTCTTTATTAATTAACGCTTTCGCATTTTGTCTATCTTGAAAATTTATCATTCCAATACTATCTAAATAATTATTTATTCCTTGTTCTCTTTCATTTTTATAACCACCAAAAGGTGATAAACTTGTTAATGATGATGAAACAAAACCTGATTTTTGTGAAGCTACACTCCTTGATTTTAATCCTGCTCTTGCTCCTTCAACTGCATTAAATTGAGGATATTTATTTCTTAATTTATTAGATTTTTCTTTAATTAAATTTTCTTGAGTTGTGGATGTTGTGGTTGCACCAAAAGCTCCTGCTGTTGTAATTATTTTTCCTGCTGTAGTTATAGATTTAGTTGTTCCTGTTATAACTTTATTTCCAAAAGCAGAACTTAATTTATTTCCAATTTTTTCAGTTAAATATGTTCCACCTTTTCTTAAAACATTTCCTGTTCCTGATAATGAAGCATATTCTCCAACTGTTTGAGATGTTTCTTCTGATGCTCCAGCTACTTGTAAAGGTTTTGAATAAGTTTCTTTATTTTGAAAAGCAAGTAAAGGAATTGCTCTTTCAGCACCACTATATAAAACACCTGCTTTTTCAGCTCCTGTTTCTAATAATGTTTTACCTTTTTCTGAAGGCACATAAGAACTTCCTGTTTCTTTTATTAAATTTCTACCTTTTTGGAATGACCCAATTAAAGAATTTCCACTAACATCTTGTGAAGTTGTTTTTGTGTAGGTTAATGTTTTATTAGTTGGCCCTATATAATTATAAGTATTATCAGATTCTTTAACATTAGGATTTAATCTAAATCTTGTATCTAAAGCATTTTGTTCTTTTTGAAATTCTTTTATTTTTTTATCGTTTTGTTCAACTAAAGGTTTTTTATTATATTCTTTTATTTTTCTATTTAATCTATCCTGAGCTAATATAGTATTCTGAAAATCTGTATAATATCTTTGTTCGTTTGGATTCATAACTAATCCTGTTTTTGTTGTCTCTATTTTTTTTGAAGGAACAGAAACATTTCTTTCATATTGTTTAGTTTTGAATGGTGATTTAATTAATTTTGTATTTGGTGATTTAATATATTCTTCAGGAGTTTTTAATCCTAACCCTGTATATTTTTCTTTATAGACACCTCCACTTACATTTTTGAATGTTGTTTTAGGTCCTTGATAAATTAATTTTCCTGAACTATAATCTCTAAATTGTTTATCAGTTGTTTTATTTAATAAAAAATCTCTTTTAGCTTTATTTTGTTCAAAAAATAAAGTTCTTCCTTTTTGAATTTTTTGAGCTTCATTAACACTCATTGATTGCTTTAAAGGACTATAAATAGTGGTTGATTCAACAGGAATATTTTTATTAATAGGTTGTTTAACTGAACTACTTCCACTTACTGAACTACTTCCACTTACTGAACTACTTCCACTTACTGAAGGTCTGACAGGACCAACAAAAGGTCTAACAGGACCAACAAAAGGTTGACTTGATTTTACAGTTTTACTAGGAATTGAACTTTGATATGTTGTTATTGTTTTTCCTGTTAAAGGATTAAATGTTTTTGTCCCTAATAAATTACTTGAACCTCCACCACCTGAAGAACTTTTTTTCAATGTAGGTGCTTGTATTTTAGTTCCTCCAAATGGTTTTCCTTTATCTGAAGGTGCATTTGATATAATAGAAATTTTAGTTCCACTTGATGAACCTCCACCACCTGAAGAACTTTTTTTTCTTGAAATATTTTTATTTACATAACCTCCTCCACTTGATCTTGTTTGGGAGTAAGTGCTTCCATTTGCCCTTCTTATAATAAATGTTTTACCCATTTATCTCATATTCCCTCTCACAATTCTATAGACACCATCAACATTTAACACTGTTAAATTATTTTTAATTTTAGAAACTTTACTATTACTTTTTTTATTCATAATAATATAATATATTTAATCATTTAAATATATTATTGTAAAACTTAACTATTATCTTCATATTCACAATAGTAAGGAGACGTTTCTCTAATTTTCATTCCTGACCAATAATATGTATCTTTTGAATTTTTTGAGTTATTATTTTTTTGGATTGTTCTAACTTTTCTTTCAATTAAACTTTTTTTAATTGCTTTTGGTCCTTGAACTCTAAGCTTATTATCATTACAATATTGTTGATATTGATTTCTTAATTCTTTTTTTAAAATATCTGTTACATACCACCCATCATCAAATTCACAATGCTCATCAATAAATCCTTCAAAGGAATTACTTTTATGTAACCACCTTCTTCTAAGTTCTTGCTTTGAATAATTTTCAGTAAATTCACCTTGCTCAGTTAATCTAACATAACCATCTACTATCCATTTAAGTAAAGCTTCCATTGATTCTTTATTTAATAAATTATTTAAAATTTTTTTATTCTCAACTTTACAATACTTTTTTTCATCTTTGCTTTTTTTATCATATACATTTTTTGAAACAAAAGTATATGGAAATTCAATAAATTCAACTCTTCTCCAAAATCCATCTGTTGTATCAAATGTTTCAGGTAATTCATTAAATGATGAAATAAATTTTGATGAATTTGAAAATTTAATACTTGTTAAAAATTTTCTATTTGCATTAATAATATCATCTCCTGTTAACCTTTTAATTAAGGAAGAATCACTAAATACACTTGTTCCTGTATCACCTCCTAAATTAATTAATTTATCAAATAATTCAGCAAACATAAAATGGTCAGGTGAAATATTTGCAAAATCTGATATTGAAAATCCTGTATAATTTTCATAATCAAAAAAATATCTTAATAATTTTAATAATACAGATTTTCCATTAGCACCTTTTCCTTCAAATATTAAAAATTTTTGAAATTTATATTCTTTAAATAAGGTATGTCCTAAAAATTCTTGCAAAAGAAGAACACTTTTTTCATCCATCATACTATTAAAAAATTTTTCAATTTTATCTGTTTTTGCTTCAGGATTATAATTCCATTTCAATCTAATTCTTTGAATTTTTTTATCTGAATAAGGTTTTAATTTTTGCGTATCAATATTTAAAATTCCATTCCCTACAACCAATAATTCAGGATTTTTTAAATGATAATAATCATCAAATGAAATATAATTTGAATGAGCTACTTTTGATATTATTTTATTCAAAATTCTATCCCCACCATTACCTCTGTATACTGAAATTGTTTTTCCAAAAAAACTTTTAATAACTGATTTACCATTTGGCTTGTAAACACCTAATCTCTTATCGTAAACCATTAATTCAGTGCAAGTATCATTAGCAATTGCTTTAAAACTATAAAAGTTATATAATGCATCAATAAATATGTTTATAGCAAGGTCTTCTTCCTTTCTAAAATATAACATTTCAATAAAATCAGACCTTAATTTTTTAATATCAAACTTTGATTGTTTAATTGTTTTTTCTACTTCTTTTTTGATTATTTTTTCATCATTTTTTCTATCTAAATTTTCTTGTTTTTTCATGTTAAAAAATAATAATTTTTTTCTATTTATAAAACTTTTTATTTTCTTGTTTTGCCTATTATCCCTATTATGCCATTTTTTATTGTTTAAAAAAATGAAAATTTTTAAGCTTTTCCTATTATTCCGGTTTTTCCTAAATTCTTAAAAGTTACTAGTAATTATTAAATATTACTATTATTTATTATAATATATAATATATAATAATATGTAATAATATATATAATAAGGTAAAATAAACTATATATATGAAAAAAACAAAAAAAAGAATACAAAACATGCCTATTTTGATTATTACTCCCTATTATTGGATTTTTGCTAATTTTAAGATTATAAATAAAAGAATATTTATAATAAGATTAAAAATTAATCATAAAATTTATAAATAAAAGAATATTTATAATTTTTAGATGGTCAAAAATTGAAAACCATCAATTACAAAATGATTGAAAATTTGATTAAAGTTAGGAATAAAAAAACATCTGAAATAAAATTTTTTGATTCAGCTGTTTATGTAAGATTTTTTCTTAGAGAAAATAAAGATTGGAGAGTTATTAGGTTATGAATGAAAGTTTTTATTTAAAATTAGATGGATTAGACTTAATATTTAAAGAGATTTTTAATTTAATACCTATTTGTATGACTCATATAAAAATCTCTTTAAATATTAAGTCTAAGAAGTTTTTGAGTAAATTCATCAAAACCTAAAGGTTTATAAATAAAAGAATATTTATAATATTATGGAATTAAGATTCCTGAATTAATAAAAATGAAATGCCATAATAAAAATTGTAAGGAAAAAGAAGTAAGGAAATATTATCCTTCAGGATTAACAACCTTTGATAAAGATTATGAAATTATTAATAGTTGTTCATTACATAAACCTATGGGTTGGAGAAGATTAGAATGAAAAAAATTAGAAGAAATAAAGATAATAATGGTGTGATTTTAACTTATTCTGTTATTCATAATGGATTTGAAACTGAACATAATACTTTAAAAGAAGCAAAAATAATGGCTTATGAGGATAAAGATTTTGAAAATAAAATTTTAGCAAATAAAATTAATAAATTATTTAAAAGAAAATGAATAAAAAAGAAATATTAATTATAGGATTTACAACAGTAGAAGATAATAAAACAATAGAAGAATTAGAAAAAATATTAAAAGCAAAGAGATTACCTTATACTTTTAGTGATATTCCTGCAATTAATAATAGAGGTTAAAATGAGAAAAGCAAAAAAAGAAATAATTATAAACTGGAGTTTTGAAGGAGAAGCTTTAATAGAAATATTAAATGTCTTAGAAAGAATAGAAAAAAAACTTTCTAAAAATTCAAAATAATATTAAAATTTTATGAAAATAATACAAAATTATAAAAAAAATGAATAAAACTTTAGAACAAATGTTAGAAAAATGTCCAATAAAAGCAACTTCTATAATGTTAGATATGAATAGATTAGGTAAAGAATTAAATTCTTTACCTACAAATATTGAAAAAGCAAATTATTGGAATAAAAGAAAAATAGAACTTTTAGAAACATATAAAGGTGTAATAGAAGGGAAAAAGCAATTAATTGATTTATATTGTTACTTTAATAAAAAATGAAAGCAGATTATATAAATTTAACAAAAGAACAAGAAGAAGCTTATATTAAATTAGTTAAAGCTATTGGTGAAAAAGGAATGTTATTAATTCATTTAAAACATCATAAAGACTTTATAGTTAGTTTAGACAAAATAAAAAAAGAAGCTCAAAAAGAATTACTTGAGAAAATTAAAAAGCAAAATACTTTTGAAGGTAATGCTTACTTGATAACTAAGAAAGATATGGATAACTTAATAAACTAAAATGGAAGAATTAAAAAATAATTTAAAAAAATTAAATTTACAAGAAATAAAAATTATTCGTAAAATTGGAAATGAAATACTGGATAAAATTAAATCTAAATTAAAATATTCAAATGAAATTTGTCCAATTCATAATACTAAAAAGTTTTATGATGAAGATATGAGAGGGAATAAAACCCTTATTTGTTGGGATTGTATAAAAACAAATAAACTAAAATGAAAATGTCAAAAGAAGAAATAACAAGTAATATTACGGTAGAATTTGAAAGCATTCTTATTGGAGAGAATGAAAAATATAATATGAATAATGAAATTAATATGGATTTAATTTATGAATACATAGGAGATGTAGATACAAGATGAAAACACAAACATATATATGTAGTTTATGTAATAAAATAAGAATTGTAAATGTTGAAGATAATGTATCTGTGAAATATGTTAAATGTGATAATAATTCTTGTGAAAGGAGTATTGAAGGAATTGCAGGTGGTATGATTTTAAAATGAAAGCTAATAGGGAGATATGTGAGATATGTGGAACCAAATTTTATACTTGGTGTGATGCGGAGATATGTTTCCTTTGTGAAATAAGTAAAAAACAAAAATGATACAAGAAAAATTAAAATTAAAAAATTATAGAAATGTACATAAAGATTTTAGAATTGATGGAGTAAGTCCAAAAGATTTAAGAGAATTGTGGAAAGATGCTCAAAAGGAATTACTTGAAGAATTAGCTAAGTTTTGCGAAGATAAACAATTAGTTATTGATGAAAATTATTTAAGAAATAAATTAGAGGAATTAAATTAAAATGAAAGAAATGAATATAAATGGAGTTAGAGTAAGCCTTACAATAACAGGAGTAAAAATAGTAACTAAAGAACAACAATTATATATTCCTTATGAAGATTTTAATGTAATATTAAAATTTTATGAAAATAATATCAAATTATAAAAACAATAATATATTTAAATGATTAAATATATTATATATTATTATGAAAAGTAATTCATTATTTAAAGACGCAAAGGATTCAGTAAAGTTGGGAGCATTTTCAGTAACTGGATTAAATGTTACAGGTAAGTCAGGTAAGATAACATCTGTGAGTTCAGGAATTCAAAGTGGAGTTTCTGCAGGATTAGAATTAGCTAATCTAGGTCAAACAACAAAAGTTGGTTTGAATATGAGTGAGATGTTAAGAGGTAAGAAATAAAATGGGATGGGGTGTAGATAGATTTAAAAATCCATTAAGAAAAGGTTCAATTGTAACTTTTGCAAGTCCTGGTTCATCTAAAAATAATTTAGGTGCTGAATTCACTGTAAGTAAAATTATGGGAGAAGATGTAGAATTAATTAATAAAAAAACAAAAAGAAAAAGTTTTACTTCAGCTGGAAATATTGTTAGAGTATTATAAAATGAGCGGGTCATATATTAGAAAAGTTTATAAGAAAAGTCATTCTTCAAAAAGAAAGAATGGAAGAGGTAGAAAATAAAAATGCCTAAAAAATTAGAAAGATGTATTGAAAAAGTTAGTAAGAAATCATCTAAGTTAAATCCTTATGCGATTTGTAATGCGTCAATAAATAAATCAAAACATAAAAAATGAATATTAAAGAATTAAATAAATTTGGAATTAAGAAAATAACAAAGCAACCACATAATTACAAGGTTGAATTTTTAAATGGAGCAAGAGCTTATCCTGAAAGAATTGAAGACTTGATTAAAAATATTAAAGGTAAAGAATAAAAATGGCTAGAAGAAGTTATGGAAAATCACATACATCAAGACATAGAATTAGAAAGTCAGGTGGAAGAAAATATGGAACACATAAATTTAATACAAGATGAAAAAACCTTTATTAAATATTCAAGCTTATTCTCCAAAGGCTCAAAAATATGTTAACTTACAATATGTATCAATTAAGCAAGCAAAGTATTTTCATCCTACATTAATTAATTTTTCTTACAAAGGATTTGTTAAATAAAAAGTTTTATAAATAAAATTATATTTATTATATTTATGAATGAAGAAGTTACATTAAAAAGAGTTCCTGGGAGGAAAAAGTCAAATACTGATAAAGTGATTATTAAAACAATTACTCTATATGAAAAACATTTCATTATTATTGATAAAAATAATATTGAATTATCTAATTTTGTTAGATGGTTAATTAATAAAAAACAAAATAAAAAAATTAATTGTGATATTGAAGATAGAGGAAAATCAATTCAAACAACAATTAGTTTATATCCAAAAGATGTTGAAAAAATTGAAGTGAATAATTTATCATGCTTAATCAGATATGGTTTAGAAAATTACACTAATCAATATTTAAAATGAATTTTATAAAAAAAATAATTAAACAAAATAAATCAAAGAAAGAAAAATTTAATAAATTATCTTTTAAGGATAGATTAGAATATTATGAAAGATTTAAAAATAATTATTTTGTATTTAGTAATTTAAATTTATTTATTTTCTTTATTTTATTAAGTTTTTTAAATGTTTTTTGTATAATGGTTATCTACTTAATTCCTCAATTATTTTACTTACAAGAAACAATTAAACCTTTAATTTTGTCTTTAATTTTTTATAATAAATTATTATTATTTATTTTTGTAATTAGTTTCATATCAGATATGATAATATATATTTATAAATTAGATAAAAGAAATAAATGGTTAAAAGAGAAAGGAATTGAATATGGAAACCACTGAAAAGAAATTTAAACAGTGGTGTAATAAAAATAATTATTTTTGCAAAAAGTTATTAACTCATACATCAACAGGACACGGTGGAAGACAAGAAGCTGATTTTTTAGTCACATCAAATGAAAAAGTATTTATGGTTGAATGTAAAGAAAGGTCAGGAGATTTATTTATGTTTAACGATTTAACTCAATTAAGGAAGTTAAACATTCTTATTAAAAAAACTAAATTAATTAAGCCTTTAATATTAATTAATTTTGTTAAACATAAAACATTATTAATTTTTTCATTAGATGAATATTTAAAAATTAAAAAAAGTTTTGAAGGAGTTAGAAAATCAATTAATGTTAAAAAAATTAACGATAAATATAAATATACTTGGAAAAACTTAATCATAAAATAAAAACATTTATAAATAAAAGAATATTTATTATATTTACAAATGAAAATAATTAGTAAAAATAAATATATGTCAACTGAAGTTAGTAATAATTCAATGTTATTATTATTAGGAACATTTTCTATCTTAGGAATATTAACAATGCAAACATCAAATAATATATTCATAATTTTAATGTTTATATCATTATTTATTCCTTTACTACCTATAAAATAAAAACATTTATAAATAAAACAATATTTATTATATTTACAGATGGTCTTAAAAAAATACATATCAGAAGGTATCATTAAGAAATTAAATGATAAAGGTTATAGTAGTCAAGCGATTGAAGAAAAAATTAACGAGTTTAGAGAAACAAGTTCTTCAATGGGATTTACAGGTGAAGCTTTAGAAGGTTCAATTAAAAATAGAATTAAAGGATTTTTTATGCCTGTGTTAAGAAGAAATACAAAAGTTATGAAAGCAGTTATTTATGGGTTATCAAGACCTGTTGATGAGAATGATAGAATTAGGAGAATGTCTAAATTAAAAGAAGGTGAAAGTGGATATAAACCTAATACAGAATACGTTGTTCAAGAAGGATTTTATCCTTGGGGTAATCAACAAGGTCAGGAAATTCCTATGGATGAGCAATGGGAACAAACTGGATTTTTAGGTATTGAAAATAATAAAAAAATTCATAACAAGGAAGTAAAAATTTATGGTAGTTGGTTAACTGATAAAAAAATTAATAAAGCAAAGTCAGGAGATGTTATTAGAATAAATGTTGAAGAATCTAAGTTAAATAATAAAATGGTTTACCTTAATTCTTATGAATATGTTGAACAGTTAACTGAAGAAAAATATATTAAACTATTAGATAATTTAAAAGAGTTTCATAAAACAACATCACAAATTGCTTCAGAAAATTATAATGGGTTTGCAATTGTTAAAGGTTCAGTAGGTGAAATTGAAGGTGCTAATATTATGTCATTTGATATTATTGATAATGAAGATGACTGGGATGTTGAAAATTCATTAACTGGTTCATTAAAAGAAGTTCCTTTTATTGCAGGTGCTGAAAATTTAATTTTTATAGGTGACGTTTATAAAAAAGGTAAAGGTCAGCCAGGATATGCAATTAACGTTCAAAACGTTATTGTTCCTGAAAAATATAAAAAGAAAGATTTAGCTAAAGAAAATATTGATTCAATTGAAGAATCATATAATAATGATTTAGGAACAAGTAATAATATTGATGAGGATTTATTATAAAATGGAAAGAAATTTATTTGGAGATACAATTCTCCTATTAGGAAGAATTTTTGTTGGAGTAGGAGCTGCTATTAATTTTTATAATAGCTATATTGTTCAGATACTTATATTAATATGGGCGTTTTATCCTTTACTAAAAGATTTAGTTAGGATATGGAAATATAAAGTAAAGAAATAAAAATGAGTGAATTAAAAATATGTATTAAATGTAATAAATATTTTTCAAAAAGTTATAAATATTGTAGTCAAGATGGAACTAAATTAATCACTGAAAAAGAATTTTATAAAAATAAAAAAATTAAAAATGGGATTATTAGATAATGATAAAAAAGAAACTAAACAAGTTTTAAATAAAGTTAAAGAGGAA